AGTGCATTAAACCGAGTATTTTAAAATCCGTATCTTTGCAAGATATTAATTAACAATAAACTATGAAAAATCTTATAAAATTAGTAACTTGCAGTTTGATATTTATTTTAACAACAAGCTATAACGATGTCTATCCCGAACCTATCTATTATGAAATTGATTTTAATGATGGTGTTACTCATTTATGGTCTCGAAAAGTAATGTACAATTACGATAATGATGTGATTGAGATTACAAAAAGAGTTGATCTAAAATATAATGATATGTGTCCTAAGGAAATACATCAAAGAGCCGCTTATCAAAGTTATATTGACTGGGAAAAAGTATTTAAATTTGATGAATATGTAAATTATGATATTAAATAGAATCATGAAAATTACATTCAAACATAAGGTAAAAACATTAAAGAAAGTAAAATGACAAGATATTCATTCAAACGTAAATTAAGAATACTAAACAAAATACTTAAGGAAACAAAAAAGTATAAGCCTTATTGTAATAAAATCGAATGTTATATTGATAGAAAATTTATAATAATTAAGGAGATTTACGATAAGCACGATAAAAGAAACGGAGTAATAAGGATACCTGTAGCAGATTTATCTATAATAATAATAAATTACAGAGCAAAATTACACCAATTAAAACACAAATCATTATGACAACGATAATAATATTTTCAGTAACAATACTTTTCTTTTTGCTAATTCTTATTAGTAATGGAATGAGAATATATAATATAAACGTTCGTAATTGGATAAGATTAGTTAAATATATTAAAAAGTCACGTAATGAAGGTTATTATTTATTCAAAATAAACACAACTGATAACAAAATAATAGTAACCGGAATTAATTTAAATAACGGTAAAATAACCAAAAATGAAAGTTTGAGATTAGATTATAATTAAACCTTAGAAATATGTTCATAAAAAGAAAAATAAGGAAACGACTAAAAGAGCTTTTAAAAGCCAGAGAAGAAGTAGTAAACTCTATCACTCACAAGATGCCTATACAACAAAAGGCTAATTTATACGCAAAGGAAGGTCAAATTCAATTTGGTATTTACGAATTACAAAAATACTTATGAAAAGACTAAAACAATTATGGAATAGATACCCACTTGTGATAACAGTATTCACATTGTTTATAATACTGATTGTAATAGCTATTTGTAATTAATGTTAGGATGTTGTAAATTTGCAATATGATTAAGAAACCCAAAGGAATAAAGTATTATCATGTAAACAGAGCTATATTCATAGCAATTTTATTGATAATAGGATTTATTCTAATTTGCTCAATTTGATATTAATCTAAAAAGCCGTATATTTGCCTTATGTTTACTATCGAAAGGATATACAATGAACAGTTAGAAAGTTTTGCAACATGTTTTGGATTACACTATACAGTTGATGTAATTATTTGTGAAGATTATCCAGTAAACATTAAGACAATTACAATAATAACTGATATAGGATTAAATTGATGCCAGTACAGGATATAAATATTCGTGTCTAAAAGCCATGCTTAACGGACAAAATAAAAATAAAACAAATTATAGTTATGTGTGCAGCACCTAAAGGACATCCATTATGGGGAAACCCATTAAACCCAAAGAAATATACTCCCGAAGAGTTCTGGGAAGGTTCATGTAAATACTTCGATTGGTCTAACAAAAACCCTATAAAGATAATCGAGCAGGCTAAAATGCCACAAAGATTACCATCAAACTATAAAAAAGAAATACACGGATCAATAAAGAATTTCACTAAACAAACAATAGATTTACCGCATACCAGAGCTTATAGTATTGAAAGGCTTTGTGTGTTTTTAGATATAAGCAGAGAGACTTTTTACAACTATTTGAAAAAGAAGGGTTACGAAACATATTTTGACATTTCTAAACGTATAAAAGATATTATAGACTCTCAACACTTTGAGGGCGGCATGTCTGGAACATTTAACGCTAATATAGTTACCAGAAAATTAGGGCTTGCAGAAAAAAACGAACATACCAGTCCTGATGGTTCGATGACTCCGCAAATAATAGTAAGTAGTGAAAAAACAGAACAGGAATTAAATAAACTCATTGATAATAAATAGTTAGTCTTATTGTACTGCAATAATGAGACTAAGTAATTAATAATAAAGATTATACAAAATGAGTATCAACGTAGAAGATTGGACATATGAAGAATTAATTAAAGCTATTGATGAAAAGCCTACTTCAAAAGTAGATGCAGGCGTAGTCAAGAAACTTATATTAGGACATGAAGACCTGATGGTTAAAAAGTACGGATTAAAATCACTAAATAGTGAAAAATAATGAATGTTTTTAAAACTACAACGGTATTCGAAAAAAACATAACAGCTTACAATAAAAAAGAAAGATTAATTATAAACAAGGGCGGCACCAGATCAAGTAAAACTTATTCAATACTTCAGTTATTATTCTTGATAGCCCAACATTCAAAAAATCCTTTAATAATTTCAGTTGTCAGTTATGCTTTGCCTCATTTAAAATTAGGGGCAATGCGAGACTTCGATAAAATATTACGTTCTTATGGGTTAATACCGGAAAAATTAAAGAATGTATCTGAGTCCTATTATAAAGTCGGAGAATGTACTATAGAGTTTTTTGGTGTTGACAATTTAGGCAAAGTTCATGGTCCAGAAAGGGATATCCTATATGTAAATGAGTGTAATTATATTAAATCATATGACATAATAAGGCATTTAATGGTCCGTACTCGTGGATCTGTATTTATGGACTATAATCCATCACGAGAATTTTGGATTGACGATGAGATAATAGGCAAACGTGAATGTGAAATCATTCATTCTACTTATTTAGATAATGAATTTCTAACCTATGAACAAATAAAAGAAATTGAGTCTAATAAGCACAATATTAATTGGTGGCGTGTTTATGGCGAAGGATTGCAGGGTAGGCTAGAAGATACTATTATAAATAACTGGGAATTTGGAGAGTTCGATGATACATTGCCGTACATTTATGGATTAGATTTTGGGAGCAAACATCCAGATGCTTTATTAAAATGTGCAGTTGATAAAGCAAGAAAGTTAATATACTGGAAAGAAGAAGTTTATCATTCAGGATTATCAACAGATCAATTAGGCGAGATAATAAAATCCAGAGATGTTGGAAGAAAATTAATAATTGCAGATAGCGCAAGTCCTAGAAGTATTCAAGACTTAAAAGGTCAAGATTTAAATATCAAGCCAGTAGTAAAAGGATTAATTCTTGATGATATTAAAATGCTTTGGGGTTATACTATAATAGTTGATCCAGAAAGCTATAATTTACAAAAGAATTTAAATAATTGGGTTTGGTTAGATAAGAAGGGCGAAATACCGATAGATATAGATGATGATTTAATTGATGCTGGTAGATACGCATCCAGAACATTGATTAAGCCAATAGTCAAAAGGAAAGGACATAGAATATTATGATAATAGACAACCTAACATTTAACGAGTATTTTGTTTTAGAAGATAAATCAGAACAGAATTTCGCTATTAAATACTCTAAAGAATTAAATGATCCTGTAGACATATTTGAAATTGGTGACTTTACAGAACTAACATTTAAGACCGTAAAAGATATGCAATACAATATATCGAACGGCTTAACGTGGGAAAATGTATTTGAGTTGGTTGAATCAGTAAAAGGTATAAGCTATAAAGTATTAGGATTAAAGACTATCTTTGATTTAGCAAGATTTAAAAGCTACATAGATATTGAAATTCAAAGAATAAATACAATTGAAAATATAGCTTTATCTCATACAGCTACTACCGATGAAGAGATTGCTGGTATTGATGATTTATCTGATTTAGGATCATACCTACAATTTAGAGAACTCGCAAATGAAGATATAACAAAAATAAAAGAAATAGAACAGATGAAATATTCTGATTGTCTACTTGAATTAGTAGCAAGGAAAAGAATATACGACTATCGAAAATCATACAATGACAGAAAAAGCAGAAAATAGTTTTTATTTAGTCTAAATATTAATAAATTTGCATTATGATACCATTTGATATAATCGGAGCTTTAAGGACTTATGCAGCTGATAATGATTGGGTGTTTTTGTCAGGTGAAAAATGGATGCAAGATTATGAAGCAACCCAGAATACTTACGAAGATGGTCAATTAGTTTTAGGTGTTGATTTTCAAGAAGCAATCCCAACAAGAAACAACGGTGTTGTATCTGAAATTAAATATCCGGGGATATTATTACTTGGTAGAAAGTTCGATTCTACATTAGCAGGCACTCATGTCAATCTCGATGAAACGTTTATACAGAAATATGATGCAAGATTACTATTCCTTACTACAGCGATAAGTAATTTCATAAAAGAATTCTCATGCGAAAACAAATTGGATACTGAAAGCGAAAACATGTCATTAAGATTAAATAGCTTAGACGAAACAATTGACTTCGCAGTTAATAGAATTACATTTGTGGGGGATGGATCATGACAATAACTGAAGTAGCAAACGGATGGTCAAGCGATACTATCAAGGCGTTAAATGAGAACTATATAAGATTAGGATTATCGGCTTCTGGTAATTGGGGTCGTGAATTAGAAGATAGAAACACGATTACAGACTCACGAATAAGAATACAAATATTAGGGTCAAAATATACAGGTGCTTTAGTTAGTGGTAGAAGTCCAAACAGAAACCAAAGCGATGACTCTATAAGGGCATTTGTTGGGTGGGCTGGGAGTACGTGGCTAAAAGAATGGGTTGAGCAAAAAGGCATAAGTGCAAGTCCTTATGCAATAGCTTACAAGATAGCAAGAGAAGGAGTGAAAGTCCCAAATGCAAACAATCCCGGAACTTTAATAAGCGATGTAGTAACCGAAAAAAGAATAGATGACTTATTAAAATCTATAGGCGTAGTTGTATCAACAAAAATAACAAGTGATATTAAAAAATTGTTCTAATGGCAATAACAGACATATCAATTCAAGATTATAAGGTAGGAGATAGTGATCTTTTGGCGGTTCATTCTCCTTTGACATTCTTAATTGATGTTACTTACTCGGGTGTAATTCCTGATATATTGTATTGTGATGTTTACGATGAAGACTCAGTATTACTAGTTACTTTAAAATGCATCCCTTATCAAGATTTAACACCAACTGAAAGGAGATTTATATTTATTGCCGATTCTATCATTAGGGGTTACATGAATGAGTTTGATGATTTTGTTCAGACAGAAAATAGTTTCGTTCATGTTCCTGACATTACCAAGATATTTGAATTAAAGTTTCGTGATCCAGATGCTGGCGTTTCTGATGAACCGGCAATATTTACAGCTATTCAATCAGCAAGGGAATTTGGGGAAAATCCAAATTTAACAGAGATATTTAATAACGAACCACAAGATTATATAGCAGCAAAGGACGAGCCTGCATATGTTTATTTCTATAACGATAATACAACAAACATACTTACAATTGGTGAGTCTGGGGGCGATTCGTTTATTGCAAAATTTATTATATCTGATACAGGAGGATTATTAGACGGTGCTTTAATTCAGATAGATGGTGAGTCTGAAGAAACAAATACAGACGGAGAAGCTACATTTGCCTTAGAAAATGGCACTTATGCATATACTATTTATAAAGAAGGGTATCAAGAAAAGAACGGAAACCTAGAAATAGATGGTTCTAATTTATTACTTGAAATAGAACTTACTATAAATACTGAAGCGATAGTCACATTCCATGCAGAATACAATTCAGTTGATCAAGAAAATGTATTTATTGAAATCAAAAAAGGCGAGATATTAATTGCTAGTGGATACACAAATTCTAATGGAGATTTAGTCAAAACATTATTTTTAGATACTTATGATATAGAAGTTTCAAATTTATATTGGGAATACGAAGTTGCACCGTATGAATTAGTAGTTGCATCAACTCCGATAACTGACAATTTAGTCATAACACTAAAAGACACATACGCAGTCACGTTCTTTGTAACTGATCTTGCAGATGTTCCTTTAGTTGGTGCTAATATCGGAAACCTAGATTATGCACTAAGTGGTGATCCAAATGACACATGGAGAAACCAAGCAGCTATATTAGTTACTGGAGGAGATGGTAAAGTTACGGTAGATGATTTACCGGGTAGTGATATAGCAGGAATAAGAAAGACTGGGTACTCAACAGTAACAACATCTATATCTACAACGACAGCTCCATACGAAAAACAAATTAAACTATCTGCTATATGAGCGAAATAGGTTACTACAGATATAAAGTAAAGCCATCTGAATCAATTGATGTTAATTTTAATATCAATTTTGAATTAGCCGCTACTAAAAGCATAATAGTAAAAGAAGTTTGCGAAGGATTTAGGCTTTTAAAATATATTGATAGAGATGGTCAATATAGATTTTATCCATTTAATAAATTCTGGGAGTCAAAAGATAAGCCTAAGCTGATTGGCAAATCTAGCAAAATAATAGAGAGTGTTTTGAATTCACAGAGTAGCGAAAACAGCATAGGTTATAAAAACAATAGAACAATATCATTAGTTGCTGAAAATGTAAGTCAGGATGAGCTAACATTATTGTCTGATATTTATACAAGCCCAAGAGTACTTTTATACATCGGAACTACAACAGATGAGAAGAAAGACTGGATAGAAGTTGATGTAAAGGGAGATAATATAAATAGACTAAGAAAAAGAAAATTTACGAAAGTTAATATAGATATTACGCTTCCTGAATGGTATTCAATTAGTATGATGTAATGAGATTATTGAGATTTAATGGGCAAAAAATTGACATAGATAGTAAAACTGCAATCGGTATTACCTACCAATCTTATGATATTACAGATATAAGTAAACGAAAAACGACTTTATCTAATTCATTTACAATTCCTTCAACTGACAATAATAGAAAAATAACAGGTTATGCAGATAACCCACAATCAACAGACCTATCTATTTACGATAAATTCATTTGTGATTATTGGGTAGATAACGAACAGTTAATTACAAGTGCAAACATTCAAATAAAAGAAATATCCGGGGGACGGTTAAAGATATTCGTCCATGAGAAAGGCGAGTTTTGGGATGAGATTAAAGATTATTCGTACCCAACATTTGTTGCTGATTTTCTTGAATGGTTAAGAACTACAAAAGGGATACCAGCGCAAACAGACGATGGGACTACTTTTTTTACCGGAACATTTGAAGAGTTTATTGCGGGATATACCAACACAACAGAAAATTTGATACTTCCATATTATTTTGGTAACCTATTCAGATACGAACCTAATGGAGAAGGTACAGGATTTCTTGAGACAGAAGACGAAATATATCTTTCAGGAGTTATTTCTAAGGGAGGTCATTTTTGTTCGTTTATTAAAACTATATTTGAATTTTTAGAATTTAAGTTTAATATCGACTTCGAAACTTCTTCAGGTGTTATTTGGCAAGACCAATATATATCACAGGGATACATACCAATAAGAGACTTGACTGTTATAAATATAAGTATATCTACGCAATGGGCATTTTATAATACTCCATCTTCGGTACATCCATTTGAGCCATATAAAGAAGATGTTATCGAACGACTAGATAAGTCAATGTATGGTTTCGTTAATACATTTATTCATACATATGATATTATTTTAGATGAGCAATATGTAAACGATATACTTACTATCTCTATGCGAAGATTTGATGATATCAAAGATGGCGCAGTAGTTAAAGATTTTTCAGATAACATAGTATTGGATAAAATAAAATTCATTCCGTCAGTAAAAGGATTTAATCAGATTAATAAAATAAAATACGGAACAGTATTTCCGGGGGGTGACGAAAATCAAGGAGCAAAAACAATAGTATGTAACAATAAAAACCTAGAACTTAATAAAACATTATTTTCTATAGATTCATATTACGCAAATATTATAGAAAACACCCAACTAGAGAGTGTTGTAGATTTAACATCAGAAGAAAGCCTTAGCACTTTTGTATTTTTAATTAGTAACGGAGTTACAAATAATAGTATAGGAGTCAATATATCGAATATCTATAGAACTACATCTAAATTGCAGATAGCTGCCATATACGGAATAAGTGGAGAATATACATTTATTGAAGAAATACTAGCATATCCTAGATTTTATCAAATAGAAAAATGGTTAACTATAAGTGATATAATAGGGTTAAAATCATTTCAGCAATATTACATAAGGCAGTTAAACGGTAGTTTTTTTATAAATAAAATAAGTGGTTTTAATCCTGATAAATCGAATAAGCCGACCAAAATAGAATTAATAAAAGTAAGTGATAAAACACCTGTTCCTGATTATATATTAGAATTCTTTGTTGATGGAACAGATGTTCCTTTTGTTGATGGTACAGGAGATTATTTTACATAGAAGATTATGGCAACAGAAAAAGTAACTATAATAGAAGTCGATATTGATATTGACAAGGCGACTAAAGG